AATCTAAAGTACATGAGTGAACTACTGGACATTCCAGTAACTACACACGGCTTATGGCATGCCGGATCATATGATCCACAAGACTTTCTAGGCAGACTGGTTGGCAAAAAGAAATGGGTCAGAAATGCTGAGAAAAGTTTTTACTACGCATTTGATCACAATTACTTTGCTACAGAATTCCACGTTAAGTTGTTCATTGATGAACTGCTACACGACGGATATCCCACTGAGAATGCTTGGTATGAAGAAGATTTTGCTGAACGATATGACGATGGCAAAATAGTACGTACTGGGTGGCCCATGGAGTATATGCAGGATACACTAGAAAATTATTGCACCACGCCCAAGCGTGATCTAATTTTGTTTCCGCATCGGCTTGCGCCCGAGAAGCAGGTTGATATCTTCCGTGACTTGGCCGCGCATTTACCACAATACGAGTTTATTGTTTGTCAAGATACACAATTAGACAAACACGAATATCACAAGTTGTTGGGCCGTGCTAAGATTGTGTTCAGTGCTAACTTACAAGAAACATTGGGCATTAGTTGTTACGAAGGTGCAGTAGTAGATGCTATACCCATGGTACCTGATAGACTCAGCTACACAGAAATGTATTATGATGCATTTAAGTATCCAAGTAAGTGGACAGAAAGTTTTGAATCATACACTGTATTCCGTCCTGACTTGTGTAATAAAATTATTCAGTTTATGGAAAACTATAAAAAGTTTGTTCCTACGGTACATAAACAAGCAAAGGATTTACATGAACATTTCTTCAGTGCCACTAACTTATTCAACAACATCAAATAATACAGGATTTATAGCACAGGATATGAGTACCGTGCTATCTGACACTATTACAATTAGTGGAGGCGGGACTGGTTATACTATTGGATCTGGTGTCGGAACGTATACCATTGCCACAGGAAGTACAATTACACTTAACGATATTAATGCTACACAATTTAATTGGAAGGCTCCAGAGGAGTTTGTTGATGCATTTCCAGACTATAACAGAATAGAAAAAATGTGCAAAGAATATCCCGGATTGGCAATTGCCTTTGAAAAGTTTAAAACAACATATAAACTTGTGAAAGACCATTATGATACTCCAGAAGATCAAAGACCTAAGCCTTAATTGGTTAGAGCGGCATGACCGCAAACGTATTATTATGGATCGACAATGCAACGAGCCATTGTTAACACGTTACTATTTGTTTTTAAAGGATCGTAAACGTTTTCCGTTTAATGCGTTCTTGCATAAGTTTCATAAAGGTGATCCCGGTGATGTACACGATCATCCGTGGCCGTACTTTACACTAATACTAGCAGGCGGGTATTATGAGTGGATACTTAGTGGCAATTGCGAAATACGTAAATGGCGTGGTCCTGGACATTTTAGATTTTGTAGTGCTAATAGTTATCACCGAATCGAATTAAAAGAAGGTGTTACGCCTTGGACTTTGTTTATGCCAGGTCCACAAACAAGAGAATGGGGATTCCTTGTTAAAGACAAATGGATTCATAATGACAACTACCTCAAAGCAAATAAACAACATTAAAAACGGATTGATTGGTAGCACTGTAAATATTGCCCCCGGCTATGGTGCAATACCTCCGTTGACTGTTGGACAAGTTTACACACCTAATACCACAGCAGGCCATTATTTAATAAATGGATCAAACGGAACAACTTGGGGCAATACTACTAGTATAGCGGACAATGTAATGATTGCTAGAAACAATCCAGCAGAACTAGAAGTCAAAGGTCGTATGGTTATTAACGGGCGAGACTTGGAAGAACGGTTAGATACAATTGAAAAAGTCTTGCAAATTCCCGAAAGAGATGTTATACTTGAAAAGAAGCATCCAAAGCTAAAGAAGCTGTATGATGAATACATACATGCTTTGGGAAAATATAGAACATTTGAAGCAATTAAAGGAGAAGAATGATGAGAGAATTACACGAATCAGTTGCACCAACTGCAAAAGAAATGCTTATTAAGCAATCTGACAATTACAGGCTTCGCATGGAAAAATTTGAATGTTTGAGTCCAAAAGGAACATTCAATATTGACCTCATTAACGAGTCTTTAAATAGTAAAGGCGAAGTAACAGAGTCAAGCACTTACAATTTTTTTATGACTGCTGAAGAATTAAAATCTTTGTCATCAGCATTGCTAGCATGAAGAAAGTCTACTATACTTGGCAACAAGTAGAAGGTGCCTGTTTAGACATTGCCCGTCAAATGCATAATCACTATTGGCGGCCAGATTATATTGTTGGCATTACTCGAGGCGGGTTAGTGCCTGCTGTATTACTAAGTCAATATTTAGAAGTACCGATGCAATCTTTGGATGTTAGTTTACGTGATGGTGGAGAATGTGTCAGCAACTGCGGTATGGCCGAAGATGCTTATGGATTTAATTCTGCTGAAAAAGACGGTGAACCATTGTGTAAAAATATTCTGGTTGTAGATGATATTAACGATCAAGGTTCAACTATTGCTTGGATTAAACAAGACTGGCAATCAAGTTGCTTACCTAACGATATTCGTTGGAAACATGTGTGGGGACAAAATGTACGCTTTGCTACGCTAACTAACAATCTGGCTAGTAAGGAATCAGTTGACTATTCTGTATGGGAAGTTAACAAAGCTGAAGAAGATTGTTGGCTCGTTTATCCCTGGGAGGATTTTTGGTTATGACATCTGCATTAATTAAACTTATATTTGGCATTGCACTAGTTGTGATTGCCATTGCAATTGGCCCGCTGTTAGGCATTTGGTCGTTGAACACACTATTTCCAATTTTAGCGATTCCGTACACATGGGAGACCTGGGCGGCGTTTGCATTATTGCTGGGCGGTGCAAGCGGAATCAGGTACAGAAAATGAACGGTGAAACTGAACTTTTAAAACAAAAGATTGAGCGTGTCAAAGAAGACATTGAAAACGTACAAGGCGAAAATTCTGAAAAGAAAAGAACTATTCTAATTGATTACCTTGCATATCTCAAAGACGAACTTAAAATGTTAGAAAACGATGACAGAGTTAGAACAAGCACTGGCAAGTAAACTTGCTCCGTGGACTGAGATAGAATATAGAACTAAAACTTTTTGGGTGTTTAAGGATGCTTATGCTGTTACAGAAGGACATTTGTTATTTGTGCCTACCGAAACAAAAATGGAAAATCTCTACGAATGTTTCAAAGCCGCTTACAAGTTTGGATACGATGGAGTTGCATCAGAAAAATGGCACGGTTTTAACATTGGGCAAAACTGTGGCGAGGCTGCTGGCCAAACCGTCATGTATCCCCATGTGCATATGATTCCAAGACGCAAAGGTGATATGGCAGATCCTCGAGGAGGAGTTCGACATGTTATTCCAGAACGAGGAAACTATCGTAAATGACAGATCATACTGTTAAGGTATCGTGGGATAATCAAAGTGTTCCCTGGTGGAACGAATGTTGTGCAACGGTATTAGAAGTATTTGGATTGCCTGGAGATAGGTTTGTTTACACTCCGCACGAAGATCATATGACTTTCAAATTTAATAACGAAAAGGATGCAGACTTATGTCGAATTTTACTAAGCGAGAAATTATAGAAATAAGTGTTGTTGTTATTGCATTTTTTATAACAATACCAATTGTATTTTTATCGCTTCCAAAGAAAGGCGATGTCGTTAGAATCGACTGTACTTGGAGTGAGATAAGTCCAGACTTTACAAATGAAATGCGCGAAGCATGTAGACAACTTCGAGCAACAAATAACTTGCAAAAACCTAAATAAACCTATATAATATACAAATAGGAGTAATAATGACTGAATCCGTAATATACAAACAAGAAACAGCACTTGACGCTATGTATGGCGACAGCGGCTATCAAGAAGGCACAGCACATGACTATTTAGGTTTTGTAATGAAACGTGATAAAAAACGTTTCTGGGCTGGAGACAACATCAGTGAATACATTGATGACAAAATGAAAGAACAACTAATTGACGAAACAACTCTAGCATTTGAAAAAGTGCTAGACTGCTTGTTAATTGATCGTGAGAACGATCCCAATAGCAAAGGTACAGCAAGACGTCTTGCTAAAATGTATTTTAATGAAGTAATGGCAGGCCGATATGATACAGCACCAGATGCGACAGCTTTTCCAAATGACAGTGAAGATAGGTACGAGGGTATGTTGGTGGTTAGGAGTGAGCTCCGTAGTATGTGTAGTCATCATCATCAGCCTGTTACAGGTGTTGCCTACATCGGAATCATTGCCGCCCAAAAACTCATTGGACTGTCCAAATATACACGTATTGCACAATGGTGTGCTCGTCGAGGTACCCTCCAAGAAGAATTGTGTAATGACATAGCTAGAGAAATTCAAAAAGCCACAGGTGCCACAGACCTAGGTGTTTACATTCAAGCAACACACGGATGCTGTGAGAATCGTGGCATTATGGCACACTCTAGTTTGACACAGACTACTGTGCTTAAAGGTGCGTTTAAAGATGATTTAGGTACAAAGAAAGAATTTATGGATAATATAAAAATGCAACAGGAGTTTGCTCCACGATGACTACTGCTAAAGACCTTACTGATCAATTAATTAATCGTGCAAAAAATCTACAAGAATTTGTTGTAGAAAGAGATTTTAGTTCTATTCCTGCAGGTATAGTAAAATTTAATATTCAGCATACAGCAGGAGAACTTGCACGTATTTTTGTGCCTGCACTTACACAACAAGAAGCAGAACAAATGGTAGATGAATGGTTTGAGGAAGAAGTATGACACCACAGATTCCAGCAGAAGGCATTTTAAAAACAAACGAATGGGGAGACTCAAAAGTCTATAAAATCATTTGTGAGTGTACCGATTCTCAACACGATCACAATCTATGGATAGAAGCAGATGAGCATGAGATCAGTGTAACCATTTATGCTACTGTAAAAAGTAATTTCTGGTCAAAAACACGATGGTATCATATTTGGTCACTGTTGTCTAAAGGTTATGTTGATACAGAGACTACACTGATTATGCGCAAGCAAGGCGCACTCAATTACGCAGAAACTTTAAAATCAGCAATAGAAGATGTAGAAGATTTTAGGAAAAAAAATGAGCAAAATAAAAATAGCTGAGTTATTTTATAGTATACAAGGTGAAGGACGCTACATGGGTGTACCCAGTGTGTTCTTACGCACATTTGGTTGCAACTTCAAATGTGCAGGCTTTGGTATGCCGCGTGGTGAAATGAGTAACGAAGCAGACAACATTGCAGTTATGAATGCCATGCATCCATTTAAAGAATACAATGAACTACCATTAGTATCTACAGGGTGTGATAGTTACGCAAGTTGGCATCCTGACTTTAAGAATCTAAGTCCAATGCTTACTAGCGAAGCAATTACAGATCGTATTATGGAAATTATTCCGCATAACGAATGGAAGGACGAGCATTTGGTTATTACTGGTGGGGAACCATTACTAGGATGGCAACGTGCTTATCCAGACTTGCTGAACAATCCCAAAATGAAGGCGTTGAAAGAGATTACATTTGAAACAAATGGTACTCAGAAACTTACTCCAGAGTTTAAAGAATACCTGAGGAAGTGGAATAGTGAAGTAGGTAAAGAACTTACATTCAGTGTAAGTGCTAAACTTCCAGCAAGCGGCGAAAATTGGTTTGATGCTATTCTCCCAGAAGTTGTTTGTGAATACGAACAAGTTGGCACAGCGTATCTTAAATTCGTAGTAGCAACAGCAGAAGATATTATCGATGCAGAACACGCTGTTGAGGAATTTAGAGAAGCAGGATTTAAAGGGCATGTTTATCTAATGCCAGTAGGTGGTGTAGAAAGTGTTTATATGCTCAACGCAAAGAATGTAGCACTGGCAGCAATGAAGCGTGGATGGCGTTACAGCGACCGTTTACAAGTTCCACTCTTTAAAAATGAATGGGGCACTTAATATGTTTTTTACGATCTGTTTTACACTCGGTTGGATATTGTTAATTGGTCTGATAATCTATTGGATTAAAAATTTGCCATCTAGTTCCTGCACTGGAAATTGTAATCAAGGTCGTAACTGTACATGTATGGAGGAAAAATATGAAAAAAATGATTAAACGATTATTTGGAATTGATAAACTTGAAGCTGAAAAAGCAGAGGCCCAGGCGGCACTAACTGTTGCTCAAGAAGAAACTAAAAAAGCGCAAGACGAAGAAGCAAAAGCCAAACTAACTCCAAAAGCTCGTGCTACTGCTCGAGGCGAACCATATGTTGCTGTTTTGGATACACATGTCAATAAAGAAAATATTAGAAATGGTTTTTTTGAGCTTGACTGGAACGACGAATTTGTAGTACAATTGAAACAAGCTGGTTACGGATTTGACGGTGATCCTGAAGAAGAAATTGTGGATCGCTGGTTCAGAGACCTAGCAGGCAACATGTTAGCAGAAGCTGGACAAGATCCGAGTCGAGCAACTGCTGGTTATATTAACGTAAGTAAATTGCCAAATGGCAGGGCTCAAGTAGAATGACACATATTATAGTTGATACAGCTAACACATTTTTTCGTGCTAGACACGTGGTGCAAGGCAGTGCCGATATTAAACTCGGAATGGCTTTTCATATTACTTTCAACTCAATTAAAAAAGCATGGCAAGACTTTGGCGGCACTCATGTGGTATTCTGCCTCGAAGGTCGTAGCTGGCGTAAAGATGTTTACAAACCATATAAAGCAAATAGGAAAGAAACACGCGATGCTATGACAGAGAAACAACAAGATGAAGACAAGTTGTTTTGGGAAGCATTTGATCAATTTAAGACATTCGTTACAGAGAAGACTAACTGTACTGTGATGCAACATCCTAACCTAGAAGCGGATGATTTGATTGCAGGCTGGATACAAAGTCATCCAGATGCAAAACACGTTATTATCTCAACAGACGGCGATTTTGCACAACTAGTTAGCCCAGCTGTTAGCCAATATAACGGTGTAGGCGATTTGCATATCACACACGAAGGAATCTTTGATGCTAAAGGTAAACCTGTTAAAGACAAAAAGACAGGCGAACCTAAGCCAGCACAAGATCCAGAATGGATGCTGTTTGAAAAATGTATGCGTGGCGATACCAGTGATAATGTCTTCTCAGCT